ATTATCGATGATAAAAGACTTCCACATGATCTTAGAGCCAATCTTCCGGCCTTGCGCCAGGGGATTGCTGAAGGATGCACCGGCAGGCGTAATGTACGACTGCAAGGACATACCATTCAACTCAACCCTTCCAAAGGCGTCTACACCGAAGATCCACGCGACGAACACCTCACGCCCACTTGCGGGGGCGGCAGGTGCGGCAGCGCCGGTCCCAATACCCGTGACACTGACAGTTGCACTGGCAGCATTACGGCTTGAGAACAACAGCATTGAGCCGCTGTTTCCATCGTCACTGTACACGTCATACGTGTAGTTAGATGACGAAGGAACGGTCACATCGACGTTATCAGATACCGCGGCAACGACAATCGCTGCTGAGGTCTGACTGATCTTGCGCTCGTAGTCGGTTGAGATATCTCTCGCAACCACGACGATCTTCACGTTGACACCACTAAATGTGCCATCCGAAGGAGCTGCGTTAGCAACTGCTTGCGCTTTTGTAGCGGTAGCAGCCGAGCCCGAAGGGGCAGCGACTCCAGCAAAGATCGGGAGGAAGTTACCCCGAGCCCAACGAACACCCATCCAGACGCCGATTTCTCCGAACTGCAACGCTTTCACGTTGGCGAAGTTACTGGCATCCTTAAAGGTTTGGTCGGAACCAAGAATATCTCCTTCCTGAGCTGGTGACAAGACACCACTGAACAACCCTCCATCGCTTTCTAATGCACCGTTGGTACGCAACTGTGTAGTAGCTTTTAACACGGCGGCAGTATCGACGTGATCCGCGGAACCAATCGTAGGACGAGTGGTGACCGTACCCGGATACACAACGGCAGTGCCAGCAAGCAGCATGACGGCCATCTCACGTTCCAAAACCTCAGCCATAGCCAAGGCGGTTCGAGAAACAGCGACATTCAATGCCGGATGCTTCGTGGTAATCATTACCACGTCAGTCAACAGAACCACGATACCCCACTGTTCCACAGTCACGTCCACATTTTCGATAGACAATGCAACTGCTGTAGGAGCGGTACCCTCAGTGAGAGCAGTCGTCGGCAGGGTGAGCCTGCTGTGACGAACGATCCTCAAGGTCTTACCCATCCTCTGAACCAGTTGGTACTTCGTAGCATACTTACCAAGGCGCAGATGCTTTTCAGCGAGCTGATAAGTCCGCTGGGCAATCCACACATTAGGAGCATCATTTGACAGAGTGCTGAAACTTGTTTGTGCCATTTTTTATTACTTACACCTTCCTTTCGGGAAATAATGAGACCCCCACGCCCTTGCGTGAAATCCCAACATCCTCAATGCAGCCTTTAGTCTCGTAGGGCTGCGAACACCGGGATTTTCAGGTGTGAAGCGGTGTCCCTTATCCAGGGGGAGCCTACTTCACTAGAACTCTACGTTCTCCATAGCCTTCGATACCTCTTCTTCTGTATTGGTATGATCGACTGTGGGAGATTGTATCACGGGACGACCGGCTGCGTCAACAGTCTGGGCATCCTCAGCTTCTTTAACCTTTGTTTTTTCTGTTTCCATGGCTTCCTTTACAAACCCATCGAAGTTCTCTTGACTACCTCTGTACCACTCCCAGACGGCCTGACGGGTAAAAGGCTTGCCTTGGGAGATCAAGTTCTGGACCCCATTCTCGATAGCCTCCTGATGCTTGATGCACTCTGGGTGCGTGGAGTAAAACAGACCTGAGTCCTTGGCGTTGGCAATCTCGATGTCCTGCTGGGCAAACTTGGGTCCGGTGTGACTGTCGAGGGCCTGCGTTAAAGGGTCCACAGTGTCCGTAGGTTGCACGATCACCGTATCAGTGGGCTCAACAACCGGTTGCACCGCGCTGGCTGCAAACTCCGTGAGGCTCTCTGTCATCAGTTCTTTCAAACCTACGATGTCCTTAGCTTGAATTTCAGGCGCAGGACCTGGCACCTTGGTAGCCTCGGCCTTGTCTTCGGGTGACAAAGCATCAAACTGTTCCTGAGTGATTTCCTCACCCTTTGCATTTTTGGGCATAAAAACCTCCTGTTATTTTTCGAACAAACCTTTAGCCGGGGGAAAGCCCGGCCTGACTGTAAAAACCTCTATGTCAATGCCACTCAAATCAGTTGTTCCTACAGGCACCACAAAGGGCATGACTATGTACTCGACAAAATTTGCTGGACGGGGATCGGAATGAAGCTGCAAAACTACATTCAACTTTATGCCGGGATTACCCGTGAGATAAACGACCCATCTGCCCGGAGCTAAGATTGTCAAAACAACCTCAGCACTAAGAACGCGAGTTTTAGCTTTATCAATTATGTTGCCCTTTTTATCTTTGAGCCAACCACGCACACGCTTATTATCGGGCATATATTCCACTTCACCAGCAAGAACTTTGTTATGTAATTCCTGAAGACCAGAAGCAAGTCTTTCCATTTCATCAGATAGGGTCTGATCGACAAAACTTCCAATAGCTTTTGCTACATTTACAATTCTAGCCTGGCCGGTTGTGGTGAAGGAACACTTCGAAACCGTCAGCTCCATAGGATCAGTCTGTGTAACCCGGCATGTTGAAGCCAGAGGCGTATCCCCTGCGTGAATGATGCGCTGCGTCATAACAGCAGAGACCCAATCGTTACCCCCACCAAGCAGCACAAGAATCAGCCAAACTATCCAAAGCTTTTTCACATTAACTCCCTAGAGCTATCCAGCCGCCGTTGGCTAAATCATGACTTCCAGTAGTGCTGAGGTAAGCAGCATCAAATCCGGTTGTGCTGACTTTATCAAAAGCGCCATTTACATAGGCAGCGCCTGTATCATCTTGAGTTCCGCCATAGACAACAACTGGAGTCGATGAAAAAGCAGTACCGTATGTAATGCTGTCTCCAAAGGCACTCTGGTAAACTACATTGTTGCCCGCACCAACCGCACTGGGATTGTTTGTCCCGCTTTCGGTAAATTTTCCACTACCATCTCTATTTCCAAGTACATTAACACTGGCTCCAAGTCCATGTACATTAGCTACATCATCACTAGTTGAGGCGTGAGGCAGTTCACCCGTTACATCTGAAGCCAGATTAACTGGGTGAGTTCCACCCCCTGCGCCACCTTGAGGCCAATCAGTGGCGAAGAGCCAACTTGCGCCTAATAACAGACATAGAGATAAAGCGAGTGTATTTAAAAACTTCATTTATGCGTCTCTCCTATACAAAACAAGGAGCCTAAAGTCCTGATTTACTATTGTGGTCACACCTTCTTGCTCATAAGCCACGTGAGTAATTCCAGCAAAAGACTCATCTACAAACTGACAGTTAGTTTTAACAGTGGCGAAGTTAGCATTGTAATCAGTGCCCTTCAATGAAACCATTACTTCAACTGTGATTGCTTCGGCCACTGTCATGTCAGCGGTGTTAGAACTGATAGCTGGATCAGCACTGAAGAAGTAAATAGTACCATCCTCAGCGAAAGGCGAAGTGCCTTCAACGACTAAGCATATTTTTACAATCTTACCACTGCCAGTAATGGTGATCGCACTTGACTTAGACAGATTAGTTGTAACAATATCAGAGTCAGCTGACCCATCTATCATTGTCAAAACCGCAACTTTAGTAGTTGGTGAGTTGGCATGAAGTAGACCAGCAGTCGCCACTACATCATTATTGCCTGCCAGATCCACTACCACTACATCAGACCCACCAATCTGAACATCCAAATTTGTAGCGGTGACAGCTATTGAAGCATTATCAACTGTTACATTATGGCCATCGGCTAACTGTCCAGATGCAGTAGCCATATCAACTCCGCCGCTTTGCACATCTAAGTTTGTAGCTGTAACTGTAACAGTAGCGCTAGAGTCAACAATAACATTCATGGCCCCAGCACCATCCGAAACTGTAAGGGTTCCCTCAACAGCAGTCTGTATGGCTTCTGTATCAATCTTGATCGCATCGAGCACCGCATCGATGGTGTCCAGAACGGCATTGTCCACAGCGCTGAGAGTGGCCGTAAGTGCCCCGGAAGTGACCGTCACGTCATTATTGGCTCCGAGGTCTACCGGGAGGGGTGAGGCAGCGCTAACGGGCTCTAGAGTGTCAGCAGCGTCTTCCCACATGAAAGCTGTTCCAGTAATCGTGGCGTCTATGTCGCCCTCAGTATATTCTGTTCCGCCGCCGCCCCCGGCTGTAGTAACTCGAAGCTTGCCCGAGTCGTCACACAGGACAGGCATGGTCTGACCATCGGCAGACTTGGCCGTAGCGGTATCTGAGCGAGTGCAATAGATCAAAGGCCCTGAGAACGAGCTATCGTAAGTGTCGTCTTCTTGAACGAGGTCGTTTTCCTGGGCTTCGACCCCATGCGGAATACCCCCAACAAGGAAAGCCAACGAGAGCACCAAAGCACCTATAAGTTTGAAGATCTTCATTAATCTGCGTCTAGCTCTAAAATACCTGCCATACCCTGATCGATCTTGGTTGTAAGAGAGTCAACCTTAGTTTCCAAAAGCTTCTGCCACCTGTAATTTAGCACGAAAAGCCAGGCGTTTGCAATGAGTAGCGCAGCAAGGGGAACGTAAGCTATAATGAACAATTCTGTGGTCATCGGTCGATTAGCCGCCAATCCGCGAATAAGTAGGCGTTGGGACTTGAAGCTGATCCTGCTTCTTTCTTGACCTTCACCCACCTGAAACGATGCTGGGCAGAGGACACGGAACGCTCTGCAACGATGTTGCGGCCAAAACGCACACCGTCCACCGTATCATCAGGTTTGGTGAGGGCATTACTAACACGGATCTGAACTACGTCACCCCCTGAAACATCAGTGACGTGTATGCTCCAAATGCTGATATGCGCAAAATCTACCCACTCACCGTTATTAGGGGTGGCCTGGGCAGTGAGCATCTGAGCCGTGATCCGGCTGTTTAAACCTTGAAACGGTGGTACCAGGTCAATCATTATTCAAACTCTTGAATGGCTAACTCTTGAACCGCTTTGTCTGAGATGGCCGTGATAGCACCTAGCGTGAAATTGCCCTTGTCCATTGTCCAAGCACCACCAGTCAAAAGGGTTATGCCCGAATTGAGAACCGCGGGCGCACCTTCAAGACCAAAGCTTATAGAGGACTTTGAAAGGTTGAGCAGTACCAAACCTGTGCGGTCGGCGTTTGCGGCCACAACTTCCGCGCTTGCAACACCAACGGATGCGGAAGCGGGGGCCAAACCAAGTAGAGCGGTGAGGCTCTCGGCAACATTCATGTTACCAGCACCGTCAGCCGTAACTCCTGGGATACCTGTTTGTACTACGCCCATCAGAACTCCTTAATTTGGGGCACCGTAGTAACTCACGTTGATTTTGGCGTCGGTGCCGCTAGCGATGAACCCGATCCTACTCATGGCACCACCACAAACAGCCAACTCAGTATCGGCTTTGTTGAGGCGTCCCACAGCGGTCGTTGGGTCGGTTCCATCATCACGAGAATACACAGGCTGGTCCTGCACGTTGACGATAGCCATGACAGCATCCTGAGGCACTGTAAGTGTTTTCACAGCGCTGTTGGTAACGGTCAACTGTTCAAACCCGGCAATGGGATGCAAGGGGTGAGTCAAACCTGGACAATCTGATATAGCGGACATTTAGACCTCCTTGATTACGACCTCGGCAACAAGCCTCTTGGTCTCAGTCAGTCTGTTTGAAAGGTCGCGCAAGTGAACCTTCGTTGCTTCGTCAGAGCTTGGCAGGCTATTGTAGGCTCCGATTAATTTGACGATCATGTCAATTCCCATTCCAATCAAAGGCAAAATAGCACCCATTATTGCACCTCCAGCTTACCAAGACTGAAACTGTAATACTCGATAAGTTGCTGTTTGAGTTTGAGGATCTGGTTGGTTAAAGTTTCTGCTTGCTTGCCCTCAGCCAACTCAGGATTGCTCTCAACGGCTTTCCAAGTGTCCACCGCAACCGGGTAAATGACCTTGAACTGTTTGGCAAACACGGCGAAAGCCCGGTACTCGTCATCGGTGATCTTACCGGCGTCATGAAGTGAGTTGTAAAGATTGGCGGTGGTGACAAAGCTTTGACCAATGGTATCAAGGGCCGTGCCTGACATGACCAGTTGATTACCAGCGCAAGCGGAAAGCAGGAAAAGCGCGGCAATCGCAAAGGTTAGTTTTATTCTTCGTCCAAGTCTTCCCATTGTTCAGTCTCCTTTTTGGTGAACCATTTCTTCCAAAAGTTCTTATTCAACCACCATACTATGATCCGGCCATAAAGCCAAGCCCGGAAGCGGTTGAGCATTTATTTGCCCCAGTCGGCGGTGAGAAGCAAGTAAATCCAAATGCCGATATAACCTACAACGCCCGAACCCAACCAAATAGCAATCAATCCCCAACGGACATGGGCCATAGGGACTATGACAGCGGCGGCAGTGGCAACCACGCCTGTAACCAAACCGGCAAAGATAACCAAAAGCGTGTTGACCAGAGGTGAAAACATTATAACTCCACCTTGGTCTTGGTGACCAACCGCAAGACAAAGTTAATCAGGGCGAGCAGCGCCGGGAACACAGTTGCCGGGTCCCCCATCTCAAAGTAAACCCCAAAACTGGCAATAAACGCACCCACATTTACAAACAGCATCCGACTGTGATACCACTTCTTTTTCATGTTAAATTCCCCTCTCAATTTGACTCAGAATCTGATTGTGAACGGGCCTATTAAGATACCAGCGATCCATAAACTCGTCGTGAGTCCAGTTAGTCTCGATTGACAAAACCCGTGGGTGTTTGACCCGGGGGCCAATCAAACCTTGCTGTCCCCAGTAAGCCATGTCTAATTTCTCGTCCTTCTTTGACCACCAGATAAAAGCCTGGTTGAATTGACTGTTGTACTCGTGCCAGTTGAACCATTCATCCATTGCACCCATGAAAATGATGATGTTCTCGAAAACAAAGTCTTGTTTGAGCGCGTGTTCTACAATAGTACCGCCGAGAGAGTGAGCAAGGATACTGAATTTCGCACTCGGGTCCCATTCCAGAAGCCGAGACTTCAATCTTTTTAAGGCTTTGACCTCCTGATTCACTAACTCAGCCCTATGGTCGGGGTACATCCATATCTTCCAACCACTGACATAACCATACACTTCGGGAAACAACTCGACATCTGTTCTATGCGCGGAGTCGATCACGAAATCGTCAACCCAGCTTACAACAGCGGGATCATATTCGATTCCGTGAAGGACTACGCACATCGATCTTTTATGGCCAAATGCCGGTTTAACCATCACCAACCTTATGCAGGTCGCGCCGAGCTAACACCCGCCTCAGTCTTGTTGGCAACCCAGTGAATATTCGTGGCAATGGCGAACTTCGCAATAGCGTTGCTTGCCACGGCAAACGAGTTATCCTCGATCAACCCAGAGCTGCCTGTGTGATCCAACTCGATGAACACGCCGGTAGGCTCTGTGCCGTCTTCAAGGTTGTCATGCTTGTTGCTGATGTGGTTCAGGTTGACGACCTTACCGTTATCGGAACCACCCGAAGTCTGAAACTGCGCAAGATGCTGAACACTGAGATTGTGAAAGTAATTTCCAAGAGTGAAAATCTGGGTAGGATAACCAGCAAGGTTTCCCTTGAACTGAATCCCAATTCCCGCCCATGCAATGTCACAACCCACGAGATAGAGATCGCCAGGACCATGCAGGATTACTGCCGGCTTGGTAGCGTGACTTCCGTTACGAAGCAAGCAACCAGCGACTCTCACCCCAAGGGGGCTGTTATCGGCATCACCGATGGACAACCCGTAGTCAGCATCATTCACGCCTTCAACCCTGAGATTCCTCAGAACTACATCGTTGGCGGTGATCTTCATAGCCTCGATACCTGACGCGGGGGTAATGCCCACAGCGCCATTAGCACCCATGCCTATAATCTGCGCGTCCGCAACATTCACGTTGATTTCTGACTCAGCGTAGTCACCGGGCCGAACAAACAATCTGTCGCCACGACCCGAGGTCATCAGCGAAAGTGCCTTGGTGAACGTGCTCACAGCCGAAGTAAAGGCCCGGCCACTCCTGTTGTTGTCTCCGTTGGCGTCAAGGTAATAGTCATTCCCGGCGGGAATGGCTAAACCCACAATTTCTGCAATACCATCATCCGGGTGCGGGAACGAGGCGACTAGCCCACCCCGAGCCCTGATAACCGTGTGCATCCGTCCCGTATTGGGACTAACTTCTGTTCCTACTCCATACATTTTAAAATCCCCCTTAAAGTTTGTCTAACTCGTTAAGTGTACCGCGTCACCCCCCGAACGTCAAGGGGTGTTACTTCGCTGGTTTAGACGGTTTGGGCGGTTTCGGTTTGTTGCGTGTACCATGATCTAATTTCATGATTTATCTCCTTTCGGTTCATCTTCCTCAGCCAAGGTAAGAGCCTCGGGCAGGTTCATCAACCTGTCAAGTAGATCAAGTTGACCTTGGTAAAACCGGAAGTCTGCGTCATCCTTGACGCGTCGAAGTTTAGCTACGACCTGCTTCTCTATCCTGCGGAAGTGCTTTTCAAGTTTGTGCCAGGGGATAACTGCGTGAAAGTTGTGTTTTTCCTGCTTTTCGTCAGCCATTTCAACTCCTTAATTGGTTGGGTTACCCGACAAGCGTACCTTGCCTCGAATACGTTTCCCTTTAGCCCGGGCTCGTTTGACCAAGGCTTCACGTTCCAAAACCTCCAACTGACGTTGGGTTTGCCGTATTCTAGGGGCAACACTTTGTTGGGTCTCAACCAAAGGTCTGTTGGACTTGAAGATCGTTCTACCAAATAGCTTTTTGTTAGTTGCAACTAGATTACGGTGAGCCATTTTAACCCCTATCTTACTGAGGAAAGGAGCAAAAAAAGAATTATGATAACAATAATTGCACCCCAAATACCTTCAACCATTATTCAGTTTCTCCTTGTTCTTGTTCTCTGGCCAGTTCAAGGGCTTCAAGACGTTCGGCGGTCTCATCGTCAACTCCACCACCTGCTGCGGTAGCTGTTCCGGCTCCCCGTGCTAACAAAGCGGCCTGCTCCTGAGCCTGAGCCTGGGCTATTTGCTCCGCTAGCAACAAAGCACGCTCCTGCGGCGTTATGTCAGAGATTATGCTGTCAGCCCCACGTTCTCCAAGACCGTCACGCCATAGCCGCTTGAGAATGGCCGTCCAGTTGATCTGTTTGTTCTTGATTTGCAAGTCCCGACCGATTTGCTCGCCGTACTTGCCGATGGTGTCCAACAATGAAACCAGGCGTTGTGAGCGGATCTGAAACTCCTGGGTTTGGATCGAGCCCACCCAGGCGAACTCAGCGTCGCGCAAGAGGTCAGAAGGTTTGAGTTTGCGGGCCTTCTCGAAATTGCTAGTGCCTGGGATCTTGAAAACCTGACTCTTGGGGATCATGTCCAGGGTAATCCCGTACAGGTCACCGAGCAGCGGGGTCAAGATCTCGTCCTCCATGAGGATTGCGGCGTCTTTGATGTCAGCGAGGCTGAGGGACAAAAGCGAAGAAACAGCGAATCCGGCCCTGGGGAGGTTCCTCGTTGGTTGCCCCTCGGCCAAAGGTGAGGAGCCGCTGAATGTGTCCATCAACCCCAGAGTCATTTGAATGCCTTGAAAACCGATCTTGGTGGTGTCCTTGGGCTCAAGCATCTTGATGCCTTCGGGATCTGCATACCAGATTTGTCGGGGTTTGTAGACGATCGATGACGCCCGTGAAACCCGATCCGGGTCAACAACTGTGGGCGGCGAGAAACTAACGGCCTGAGCTTCTGAAGTCATGTTGATCTGGTCGTTGAGGAGAACCTGCAAAGGCTCAATGTCGTCCATCATGGCCGAAGTATAGGCCTCACCGGGTATCTCCCGGCTAACAACCATACGGTAACTGGGGCGAGATTTCAGCTTTTTGGACACTCGGACGATCCTTGCGCCACCATCAATGTTCCAGAGTATCCACACGAACCACCAGGAGGTCTCCTTACGCATCCAGACCTCGGAAATAGCCAGGAAACTCTGCAAGGGTTTAATATCTTGTTCTCGTTGGGCTTGGGGGGCAGAACTCATGTCATCTGGGGTGGAGATACCTTGATCGGAAAGACGCTTAACAATGTGATGGGGCCATTCCACCTTGGTGAGATCTTCCTGCTTTATCTGGTCCACCACACCCCTTTTCATGTTGGCCGCATAAGTCTCCCACGGCATCATGTTGTCTTCTACGACGATTTGCGCGTCTTCAATGTTGGTGCAGGTCTCGGGCCAAGTGTAAAACATGAAGGGATCAACCGCGCGGGCAGTTGGCCAGATCAATGTTTCACGTCCGCTGCGCTCCACTCTGACCCCGGTTTTTATGATGGCCCTTGAGTACAGCAGAAAGCACCGGAGTAATTGCTTGACCAGTGAATATGTTCGTAGTTTCTTTCTGAATAGGTAGACTAAATAAGCCCGGGTAGACTCCGCACGCTTTCCTGCGTCATCATCCAATTCGTCTCCCGGGTAGACCTCGAAGAACTCAGACGAAGGTAAAAGCATCTGGGTACCGCGGGTTACGAACCGCTCCACGACTCGGCGCGCGGCGGGTATGAAATGGGCAAACGTGTCAGATTTGAAGAAGCTTCGTGTGTGGGTGCCACGCCAAGCAGCGTGGTTTAGCTCCATACGGTGCGTGATGGTCTTTCTTCGATCACGAATATTGGGAATGTGCCCTTCAAGAGTCTTTAACAGGGTATCCTTTTCCGCGGGGGATAATTGAATGTTGGATTCTATTGCCATAAGGAAATCCTCAGTGGCCGTCGACGCCCCGGGGCTTAGTAGGCTTGCCTATTGACTCTCCGGGATATAGCGGAATTGATTTGAACATAACCTACCTCACTACACTGGTGTTACTCGATCCATCCAGTCCCAATCGTTTTTGGGAGTTTGGTTGGACCCGAGAATTATACCTTGATTAAATTCGTTAGACAAGGGTTTGTAGAACAGCATACAAAAGTACCTTATCGTGTCCGAAAGGTTATCGTAATAACCATCTTTCACTGGTTTCTTATTGAGTACGTCTTGTGAACTGGGGCGTTCCTTAGGGTAATGGTAACCACCTGCCATGCCTTCGATTGTGGTTCTGCAACGACGGTGAAACATGAGTATAGGCCAACCACACTTGCACTTGCGACCCAAGCACTTACGTACTTCGTCCAATCCCGGGTCTATGTCCTTGAATTTCTTGTATTTGAAGTGCAGACCAAAGCCGCCTTCAGCCGGGTCTTTACCTTTTGGCGCGACAGGGCGGGAGAGGCGAATAATAGGTCCTGGGCCGCGGTCTGAGCGCTGGGCACCAGCAGCGTCCCCACCATCAAGGACAAGATTGCGCCCAGCTTTCAATACGTAGGTAAAGTCACCCTTTGTCATGTTGATAACATCCGTAGCAAAATCATGGGCTTCCTGGTTCTCCCCGAGTCGCTCTTGTAACACCACCCAGTGCAAAGTGCGCTCTTTGCACCTGAACATCTGGTGCCAGGTGCAAGCCGGACGGCGGAAGCCGAAGTCCCAGACGCGGTAGGTCGTCATAATGCGTGTGTCGGGATCTCCCACATGTTTGAGGAGATTGAACATTGGGTAGACAGGATCTCCTTCTTGCTGAAAACCGTAATGGCCGTCCAGGATACGCCGGGCCTCAGCCTCGGTATTGCCCTCTAAGATGCCAGCGATGTACTCGGAACTGAGAAAGGGGTTGTCATAGGTACTGCTGCGGATCATCCGATAGGTGAGCTTGACTTCCTTGCCTCTGACCTTGACCACCTTGGTTTCATGGCCTGGTTTGGGCCACATCTTGGCAATCCAGTGCTTATCAGGCGGGGGATTCGTGCAGATCATCCCCTTCAAGTATTTGTCGGCTCGGGGTAGCCTAAGCCTACCATTCAGCTTCCGTATGAGATCCTGGGGCTCCTCCTGTGCCTCATCAATGAGATACCACCCATACTCAGGCCCAAGAAAGCGACCGGGGTCCTTGGTCTCACGGAAGGCTATCTCTGACCCATTGCCGTAGATGATTCTGTGTGGCCAGCCATCCCGCATTTCCCGGGCTACGAACTGTTCGCCGGAACGCTCCAAGACTTCGAGGAATATGCGCTCTGTTGAGTCGTGCAGCTTGGGTAGGGTACGCCTGAGTATAATCCCCATGTTACCGGGAATCGATATACTCAAAAGATGCCCCATGATGACAGCAGCGAGGGACTTTCCTGAGCCATATCCACCGATTAGCGCGATGAACCGTTCAGAGGCATCAAGGAACTCCTGCTGAAGGGTCAAGATATGTTTGTGCAGGGGTGTTTTGTCCTTGCAATCTTCGATGGTGCAAGGAGGAAACAAGTCGATTGTTTTCACTCGTCTTCATCTCCCAAACCAGGTGATCTAAAATGGTCCGGCAAGGATACAGTTCCCACCTTTTGAACCCACTTGATATTGCTCCGGAGGATCGTCATAGAGTGTCGGGGAAAACCATCATCGAAGAACTGCCGCACCAAAACGATGTGATCTTTGTTCTCCTTGATTACAAATCCGCAATCTACCACCCAAGGGGGCTCAATAGAGTCACGGGTAGGGTTCATTGCGTGGCAAGCGTCGCGCCAGATTACAGCAACCAACGGCACTTTAATCTTAGTCTTTCTCACTAGTTGTCTCCTTAAGTCGAAAATCTTCCGGCGGATTTATCAAATGCGGTTTCTTAGCTTTGGCTGAGGCGAGCCATTGGATTACCCTGATCAAGCTGTCGGCGTTGAGTTTGACTTCGGTGCCGTCTTCTAACCTCATGGCCCCGGTACGGACGGCTTCATCCATCAGCTTCCAAGCTTGCTCCTGTAGCTCGTAGGGTTCTCTTACTTTGGCAGGGGGCACTTCCGCTTGCTTCGCGCTGCTTTGCCCCGCGGTTGGTCCGGTTTGTAACCCGAGTGGGATTGCAGATGTGTACTTAGGGGGTTTTTCAGGGTTCGGATGCACTCCATTCTGTAACCCAGTAAGATCCGTTTTCTTTTCATTCATCTGGCCTCCCAAAGGACCTTGGTGACTTTCTTGTTTAGCTTGCAGTGGTCACAAGCCTTCTCGGACTTTACTAAGTCGTGGTCAAAGGAACTATGAGAGTCGTACTGAGCCATTTTCCTCAGTAGGATACGGAGGTTAATTATCTCCTGTCGTTCTTCCATTTTATACTCCGGGTTTTATTGGGGTGGTATCTCGCATGGTCAAAGGGTACTCCGCGAGGGGAGCCTTGTCAAGCGTTCAGGATTTACCCCCGTTCGAAAAAACTACACGGTGGCAAAACGCAGACAGTTAGCGACAAGTGCCGACACTTTACCACGGTCTTCGACCAGTGCGAACGGGATTCGACCAGGGGCTTTATAACCGAGCGCGGCACCCGCGCGAGGCCCAGGTTTCCAAGTAGCTGTAATAGCTCAGGTTTGTTAAGTGATGAATAATGTGACCTTCAAGTAGTCGTAATCATTGAGGTTCTCCAGGCGCGCAGTGCTTTGCTATTGACATCAGGGGTCCCGTGGTCAAGCCAAGGGTTGTCATATTGCAACCACCCTAAATAGGCCACCCGGATTAGTTTTGACTGGTGTAAGGTTTTGGTGCTGTGTGCGGGTTAGGTTTTCTCCCCGTGGTGGCGCGCTCTCAAACACCAGCAGGGCAATGTGGGGGAACCCGAGAACTTTCAGGGTTCCCAACCAACGGGCCTGGTCAAAGGTCTGCCGGTCACGTCAAACTGGCATGGGTCTTGCGATAGCAAAGGTCATGCCAACTTAGCTGGCACGAGTCTTGCTTGCCCGCTTCGCGGTTGGCGTGGTTATTACGTGTCGGGCCGGGCCGAGCCAGCAAATGTAATGCCAGTCTGCGTAATTGCCAGAATGTGGTAACGTGCCACCAGGTGTAAACCACGTGGACAGTAACTTCGTGTACAGTGTAAACTTCGTTGACAGTCTTACATTACTAGCCAATTCTACCATATTGCGGCATTGTAACGTAAAATTGTATGCCTTTTGAGCACCTGAGCGTTACTTCAGACGGAACAATGACCGCTCTCAATACAAAGGTCAATGATTACAAGGTTTGCTTGTGTTGGCACGGCTATTGCTTATTCAAAGGGCATGACGAACAAACTAAAAGCACCAAAGGACACCATTGCTGTAATTGACAACCTTGACTTGACCAGTTGGGTGCTGGCAGGTTGGGCTTTAATTGAATCTGTGTCCATTGGCCAAGCAAAGATTATTCGTTTGTAGGCTTGGCACGCGGTTTGCTTAACTAAAGGGTAAGGAGAACAAACTATGATACACCTGCACACTTGTCCTAATTGCAAAGAACAATGCCCTTGTAGCCACCTTGTTTGTAAGAAGTTAGATTCAATTGTTTGTTGGGCTTGCAAGTACCTAATGCGGGCAAACTATCATGATGCTAGATAAAGGAGAATAGAATATGAACAGGCGATACCGTTATTACAATGCCTACCTCTTGCTGGCAATGTTTATGACCCGACTAGGGTTGACGGAAATAGATAGGCCAAATCTCCGAGTCAAAAACTTTGATGGTGAAGCTTACGGGGTTCGAGTAAGATACTTTGGGTAAGGGGGCAAACAATGAACCGCAAAGAGTATAAAGACTTTGAGGATAGAGTTGAACAATTTTTCGAGGTAGAGGGCATTACTAACTTGTCCTCTATAGATCCTGAACCCGAAGCTTACTTTTCAACCAGACCGTGTGATTGCTGTCAAAGACACTGGCATGGTGATCGGGAAGATGCTAACGGTTATAATCCCGCCACTAAGGAAATTTACGAGTATTCTGTTTGCTCTGATTGCCTTTATTATGCTGAGTATGGTCGATTAAACGATATGACCATGTTAGAGCTAGGGGAAGAGGGGCAAAGCTTATGAACCGTGAGGGGTACCTTGAATTAGCGACAAGCGAATTGTCTGACTATATCAGCAAAGCAGGCTACACCATGCCAAAGATCAAAGTGTCGGCTGGTTGGCCTTCCACTAAGGCCTTCTCAACTAAGAGTCGTAAGCTAGGTGAATGCTGGCATCACGAAGCAATCAATCAAGAGGCGTCTCACATTTTCATAAGCCCCTATTTGTCCGATACGGTAACTGTTTTGGGGGTGTTAGTGCATGAGATAGGTCACGCTATCTTGCCACAAGAGGCAAAGCACAAGAAGGCGTTTAAACAGTATATGACTGCGGTGGACCTAACAGGCAAAGCAACGGCAACGGAGGTTGGTGAAGTCTTGAAAAGCTTCATAGACTTGCTCATTGATCGGGTTGGCACCTATCCACACGAAAGCATTGACAAAGGTCCAAAGCAGAAAAAACAAACTACCAGACTACGCCTTTGGACATGTGAAGGCTGTGATTTAAAGATCCGCGTTGCCAAAGATGACCTGAACATTCTTTGCATGGCATGTGATTTGCAGTTTGTAAAGGTTGAAAAACAGGAGGTAGACTAATGAAAGAGTACAAAAAAGTAAGGGCGTCTGATCATTTCGGGTATTTGGGTAGCAGTGAAAAGTCTAAGCTTACAAATGGTCAGACGGGCATAGACAAGAAAGAAAACGTACTTGTTGTTTGCTGCTCGAACTGTGGGGATTACTCCCACATAGACTTGAACAAATTGAAAGAGGTAACAAAGTGAGCGCTTCAATCTTTATCAGTTTGCGGCATAAGCTTTGCGAACAACCCAAACAATACAAGTTCTGCCTTGAATGCAAAGGCGATCGGTTGCATATTATCAACCGATACGATAAAGCAACGGTGAATTTGAAAATGTATCATTTCACTTGTCTGAATTGCTTTCACGAAGGGGAAGAATAATGCTTACAATTGCGGGTGGGATAGTTATAGCTTGGGTGGTTATAGGTTTACTTTGTGCCCTTTTGGACGGTTGAACCACAATGATACCACAGTCCCAAAATTAAACAAGGTGCTTTAGGATTATGTCAAGCATTTGTTAGCAGCATAACTGGCATGGAATTTGCTAGAGTATAAGAGCAAAGGAGATTGAAATGGAAATATATTTGCTTATCTTTCGTGTTTTGGTTGTTTGGGTTATAGGTCTTGCATTGTTTAAGCGCAGGAAAATGAAAGGAGTAACAAAATAACACAGAAGGATTATATCAAGATAGCTGAGGTCTTACGGGAGACAAAAAAGGCAAGAGATAAGCTTGCTTTAACAGCCGAGTTTTCCATCATGCTAAAATATGATAACAAAAGGTTCGATCAAAGAAAGTTTTACAACGCTGTATTTAATTTTAAGGCGTTCTAATTAACCAAGAAGGGAAAACAAGCTTATGAACACAGTAACACCTTCGCACGGAAAATTGCAGAAATACCGGGTCTATTTTGAACCTGTGGAAGTAAAGCGGAGTTTAGAATTGCTTCAGGCAAGGTTTGAGTCTGCATCTATCTTTCAAGGTGATGGCCTTTGGGCTGGGCAATTCGAGAAGGTCACCGTGTTTGAAATCCACACGGTGCTAGAAGCCGGTTACATTGAAGCTTTCGCTGAAGAGATCCGAGCGCTGAACGGGCAAGCTTCGGTAAGAGTAACTATGGAATCGTTGACTGTCATTGACATCAACTCGAACGCTCAGGCCCATGCCAACGCGCCGGATGTTAGTTATCCTTTGGAACACAAGGTGGCAAACCCATTTTTTGATGTTTAGTTGAAAGGAGGTAAAAGTATACGAACCTAGTAGTTTTCACATAGAAGGGAATCAGGACAGCCTTAGGCTCCTTATTCCCTTCAGTATGGAAACTAAAAGGAAACATACTAGTTCAGTACCTTGCGCGTCTTGGCATATGACCTTCGGTGGAAAGTGCTTAAACTGTGGCGGTGTTAATGAGCATAGTCCAAAGGCAGAGCCGGACAAAGACGAAAGCAAAGCCCCGACCGTCAATGACGGAGCCACGCGGAGTTAACTAACTGAAATGGAAGGAGCATACGGGAACATGAAAGACATTTGGAGTGAAGATAAGGAGTACCCTGTTAGTAGGTGGAGAGACGAAGTCATTTGCGATGACACCAGACTCGGATACTGGGAATGGGTTGAACATCAAAAGGAGTCAAAAGCTGATGGTTAACTATCTGAGACTAATGGAAGACGTGAACACAGCCTTCAGGAAGCAATATGGGCACCTTGCCAACCCGCGAGACTATCCGACGGAACTGAAGTCAATCATCGAGACTTGCACTGATATGTTGGAAGAAGAGGCGAACGATCACAATAACGAGGAGGCAAGTGATGATGATAACGCTGAGGAAGCTTAGGATCTGGTTTAAGCGACTGTTCGAGCCCTGGCAGGACCTTGATAAGGTTCGGGCTGAAGTGCGGGTTGCAAGGAAAGACGTGCCTTGCCTTGCCTGGAAGCCCAACCCTTACCAACTCTTCAAACGGGCCGATGAGACCCAACTGGAATAGCAAACAAGGAGGGACGGGGAATGATACGAGCTACAATAGGCAAAGAGGTTTACGTGCTGCAATGGGACGGCAAGCAATGGAAAGACAAAGCAAGGCACGTTTGGGTCCTGTTCGGGGAGATGTTTAAAAACCCTGTTCATGGAATTGCCACTTCGTGGAATTGCATCGGGAACAAGCCTTTTTGAGGGGGTTGGAAATGACTAAGGGTGAATTAATGAAATTTCTGGAACCATTCACGGACGAGATTGAAATAAAAGCGGAAGGAGGAGGGGGATTCTGGCCGTTTTATACCATTAACCGTGATACGAATATCGGCGAACTGGTTTTGATCCCCGACAAGAAATGACAAACAGGAAATTTGCAAAGACTAACAAGCGCTTCGTGGAAGCTTGTGAGAGCGCTGAGGTCAAGCCTACTGTACGGCAAGCTTCAAAGTGGAGAAGGGAAAAGGGCAAGGCATGGAAATGGTTACAAGGAGGTACTGGAAATGAGAAACCTTAACTCAATCGGAGTCAGAGCGAAAGACATTGACCGGATCTTTGCGGATGCTATAAGACGGATTGCAGAAGGGCGCGAGGAATTTTCTTGCGTTGCTATCGGGGCGCGGGGTGGTTATACAATCACTCAAGACCAACTGAAAGTCAGGCAGTTTTACGTGTATGCGCTTGCCCCGAGACCACGCGCAAGAATGTATCTTGGCTTGCTGGATCGGGTTACAAAACACGTAGGCGTTATTAACAACGATGAATCCCAAGGCTTCCGCATTCTGATGCTGAGTCTGGTTGAAGCTGCGTGGAGGGACTTGGTATGACTGAAACATTTATGCACTTAACAACAGGTATTCTGCTGGAGTTGGGAGTTGGACTTTTTGTGATTGGAATAGGAATCATAGCCATAGTCATAGGTATTCGTATGTGGAGGGACCTCACATGAAAAAGGGCTTCTTACGAGTTCGCCTGTTCGAGCTGTTCAATGGAGATCCGCGCTGGTCCCGGTCGCTAGGTCGGGTTGTGCTGGACGTAAAACACCCTGGAATCAAGCTCTGGTTCTTGCTGGCAGTGCAAATTGGTGGCTTCAAGGATCTTCAGTTAAAGGTGGTGGAATAGCTATGCCAGAAACAACCCCGATGGGTCAGACGTTCTACCCCCAAGAGGCCGACGAGTCATTTCCCGGAGGCTGCAAATGCTGGGACAGGTCCGGGGATTGTGACTGGTGCTGGATTTACTACAACGGCGTGGAAACCTACGATTGTCCTTGCCATGCCGGAAGATTGCCAGGAAATTGTGTTCGGTGTGTTCAAGGGAGGATGCCCAGAATTATGAAAACATTTATGAATTTGCTACGTGATCTCGTCTTTGCTTTGGAACGGATTGCAAGGGCCTTAGAAGAAGCCAATGCTCTTAGTATGAGAGGGTAAAATGAGCCAAACCGAATGTGGTTGCATGTGTCACCAGGACGAGTTCCCGCGTTATGCGGAGACTGATGGAATCATCATTTGTGAGAGCTGCAAGGATGAGCCGTGCGAGACTGTGCTGATGGAACAAAGGATGGAGAGAACTAATGAAACATCAAATCCAACCGAATAACGCTTGCTTTCCTACGGTTGTGGCTATGCTACTGGGAATTGACGTTCAAGAAGTGATTAATTATGGGTTGTCACTGGGAAAGCATAAACAATGGGATCACATTGGGGATTACTGGGGTTATCGTGCTATGGTTCACGACGTGGCAGCACACTTTCATGTTCCTTATCGCTGGGCAGTAATGATGACCGACACACCAACTTTGGCTTCTTCCAAACCTGCGCTCCCTTCTGAAAAGGGGGTAATTGTCATACGCAAGAATGGTTTGGGTGCCCACATTGTTGCTCACGAAAACCAGCTTATATACGACGGGGCACTTCCTGGAGTTATATCTTGGGATGCTTGGTATGACATGAAAATAGTCAAAGAGAAATGGTCCATAACAGAGATCACCCCTTTTAATCCCAATACGAAAGGAAAACAACTCTGATGGCAGTTTGTGAGAAGTGTTGGGCAGAAGCAGGAGGTATCTTCGAGAAGTATCTAGAATTGCTTAAACAGCGTGATTGCACACCGCAAGAACAAGTAGGGCATGGGAAAGGAGTTCAAGATGCCAAGACGTAAAAAGCATTTCAATGACTGTGAACATGTGGGGTTTGGAACCTTCTGTCATAGGTGCAATCCCTGGAAACCAATGGCTAGTCGTACTTCCGCTGAAATACAGAATAAGTGCGGCATAAAAGTTACCAAGAAGGAGGAACGGAAATGACTGAGAAAGAGAAATACGTGGAACAATTAAGGGAACTGGCGGACTTTTACGAAAGCGCGCCGGACGCCCTGCCCCGGCCTGTGTTCAACACGCTTGTCTATGTGGAAAAAGACGACATTCCCATCATTATTAAGGCCTGTCGCAAGCTGAAAAAGACTGCGTCCGGCGGTTACCTTTCCCTGCTCAGGTCCTTAAACTTCGGCACCCTAAACTTTCGTATTGCACAGGCCGAGGTTTGCGAGCGCAAAGTGGTCGGTCAGAGGTGGGTGCCTGAGTTCAAGCAAGACGGTCACTTTCAAGACCAAGTGGAATGGGAGTGCAAGCCTATTTTGAAGGGGATTGACGAGGAGAAGGGCAACCAGAATGACTGAAGCACTGGAAACAAGGTTGGTAGGGCTACGCAACCGCGTGGCCCTGCTTTACGGGGAAGACTTGGCACAGGAAATGGTTATAAGAATGATCTTAAGTCCCGAGTTGAATGACCAACAAGTCTTGACGAAAGCAAAGTGGTTGTTTCTGGATAATCTCAGAAAAGAGCCCTGGTGTGTTCAAGTCGATCAAGATGAAATGGACGCGCTGTGGAATTTCGATGACACCGACCGAATACACGCTCGAATCGAGCTGCAACATCTGTACAACAAAAGCAAACGCATTGTAAAGATAATCCGAGTGGAATTGGGCTTGCTGGCCCTTTCCAGTTCGAGAAGAAGTGTTATCCGGGCTATCAATAGGAACGAGGAGCGGGAGTCTTTGTGAAGCTCGTACCACTGCTGGTGCTGGTCTTATTGTTGGCACCATACAAACTATCGGGAGGTCTAACTGAAGTGAAAAACATCGAAAGAAAAGACGATCTGTTTCTATTGACTGCTACGGTGGCAATGGAAGCTGAAGGAGAATCTTACAAGGGCAAGTTGGGCGTAGCTTACGTGATTATGAACCGGGTTCAAAAGCGTGTACCCTTCAAGTCTATGTCCGATGTTGTGTTGGACCCTTACGACTTTTCTGCTTGGAACACGAAAGGCGGTCGGCAAACATCCTTGGATACCATTGGACAATGGGCTTGGCAAGAATCCGAGAAAGCTGCACACTCCGCGTACTACGGGATCGAGAAAGACCCAACCCACGGAGCCACGCATTACCTTAACGTGAGGCTGACCAAACTGTTACGTGGTGGAACCCTTCCGGGCTGGTTAAAGGTTATGAAGCGTACCACGAAGATCGGCCTACACACTTTTTACAAGGAGGTGAGATGAAGCTAAACACAGTTATCAAGCTGCCTGATGGACGTGTTGGAACCATCTGCTGGAATCACTTGGATGGTGCTGGTGGTGTTTGGGGTGAGCAACACTTTGAAATGCCAGAAGGTGGCTTTGGCGATCTGCCTTCCCCGGAGTTTATGCTTCGAGAACCCAAAGTAAAGGAAATTCTGGTCAAGATTGGGCACCTACCAAATGTAGAATGTGTCGGAAATGACTTTGAAATAATACGGGAGGGTAACTAACATGGAACAAAACAAACCTACAGGATTGGAACAGCCTTACGTCCCACCACCGTTCAGACCCCCTCCGGTGCCTTGTCCACCTCCAGCCATACGGGTTGGTGAGATGCTGCCTTGGAAAGGCTGGCACTGGGTTGTGGTGGAAGCCAATGATAAAGGCCAAGTCTTACTCCAGCTACGTGAGGCTTCGACTGCGGCTATTTCTAGGAAGCTGCTGGAAGGCAAGCGTGTCACCCGTCATCTCAAGAAGCTGAAGAAGCGTGAAAGGAGGTTGACAAAATGAAATGTGAACACGATTATTTATACCAGCGTCCTTGCCGTCTTTGTCTTTTGGATACGGTGAAAGAGTTGGAGCAAGAGAATAAGAACTTAGCCGCTCATCAGGGTCAGTATCCTGCGGGCGATGAGTTTGGTAATGCTTATTGCACAAGAATAAAAGAACTGGAAACCGTGCTCAAGCTAGTCCAGCGGTGGGGCAAAGACTCAAGGTCTGTTGGTGCCTGGGAAGTCTTTCAAGAGGTTGCCAAGGCGCTAGAACCAGTTCCCGAGCAGCCAGTAACAGTCGTGGATTGCACTTGCATTCCTTGTGTTTGTCCCGGCAAGGAACGGTGGAATAAGGGGGGTCCTTGCTCAGGTTGTGGTGCTCGAACGTGCTTGGCTCACGAGTTGGCACTCAAGACTTCATCACGTCCTTGGCAGGGAGCCAAATCCCGGCAGGGCCCCGAATGAGATCCAAGTCTTTGCGCACAAACCGGCCCTGTATGATTAGTGAGCCCCGGTCTTTGGTTGTGGCCGAAAGGTCCATCAAGGCGGATACGCCGGCAGCAAGGCTATTGTGGCCTACAGAAGACACATTGGACTTGTCTGGAACCCCGGGAGTACCCTTGCGCTTGTGGTGGATCAACCACTTTGGCATGGGGGTGAGTGCTTCCAGTGCTCTCCTGACTCGCCCGACGACCGAGAGGTCATTGAGATCCGCATACCCAGAAATGGTGAGCAGGGAATCCAAGATCAACAAGCCATACCCACCCGCTTTGAAAGCATTCTTGAGTTCTGTTTCAATGCTCGGCTTCTTTGCAAGCCAACCTGCATCTATCCAAACCGTGTCCCAACCCTCAGTGAAAGGAACTTGACATGACTGACAAAGACCCAAGTTTTTCATTTGTTCAGCCCATTCCATTTCAGGAAGATCTGACTGAACATACAGTACTTTTAACTTTTGATGGATCTTGTGGCCGAGCAAAGTACCACCACGCCCTAATTCATGCGCAAGTTGTTGAGACAATATGCTCTTGCCGGTCTTGGGATGGGCATAAATCATCAGGATGCCATACCCGGGTATTAACCCAGGTACGAGCCATGCTGGTTGCTCAAATTCCCGAGCTGCATAGTCTTCGGCGGTCCAGATCTTCATCTAGGGGCTTCCACGGCTTTTCAAAAGCCCTCGTAGTATTATGTCGGGGTCTAGATCAAGTTGTTCACAGATGTTTTGGAAGGAGAACAACCAAGGCCGATGACCAAGCTTGACGTTGGTTTCAAGGAACCAAACAAGGGCCGCTTCAGAACGCCGTTTGTTAGAGCAAAACAAGTCGAGTTTGGCCTGTTGGATCATAACCACCATGAGATCCTTCTCGGGGGACTCAGTGTGACCTCCAAAGATGGCTAAGTCGGCCTGGGGGTCGTCCAACCCCTTTGGTAAAGGTCCTTTAGATCTCACTTTTGTGACTTAGCTGTATAGGCGTGAAAGCCTTCAACTATTTCGGGATTGAATTGGAACCATTCCCCACGCAAATGGAACTTCACAAATTTTAGGTGTAATTTGAACTCGTCCGCGGTCTCAACATGTACGTTTACCGCTATAATTTTAAGCTCATAAGGGTTGGCTATTTGCAATTCACACAATCTGGATTCTGGGTCTTTAGACCAGCCAATTTTAAGGGGACCACATTCACCCCCACATTGAATTAAGTACAACATTTTGATCTCCTGTAAACTGTGCTTCTCTTATATATAGAAACTATCTACTAACTAGGGGACCTTTAGGTCCCCGTAGTTGCTTTAGTTTCTTTAGTTCTAAGAAGAAGGCTTGAAGTCTTGGCAATAAACCCCTCTTACAGCTTCAACCATTTGGTCTGCGACTGCTTGGTCATTTTGATAGACGTGCTTCATGGCCATAACGCCCAAGATGACCACTTGCTGTGAGGAAATGTCGAATTTCTTTCGGATTTTTACAAGGTCTTCATATACTGGCTTCGGTAATGTAGGAACAGAAAACATGAAAGCTGCCATAAGTAGCTCCTTTAACTAAATAAAATGGAGGGACCATCAAGGGTATGGATACCCACCGCGTCTTTTTGCGCCGCGTCAATGGCCCCGTGTTTATATAACGGCTGGGGACCCCAAAATGTCCCCACAAAGTAAAATGAGGACCAAATGGCCTTCCCAATCGTTATAGAGGCATGGGAAATGATACAAGAGACTTCGGACCGACTGAGACTAACAACCACCTTGACTGCCCGACCCTTCGCCGGTTCGAGAAGACCTGGGAGCAAAAGACCTCCTGGAAGCCCCATATGTCGATCGGAGCGGCCATGTCCGAGGGACTGGCTACCTACCTATCAAATCCCTGTGAGGAGGGCCTGGTGAAGGCCCTGGGAGCTGCCAAGGCCGTTTTAAAGGACCGTGTGCCTACCAATTCAGAGGAATGGTCTCCAGATGGCCTTCAAACCCTTGTAGAAAGGGGAATCACCGCTGCGGCTGAGACGACCTTGGCTGAGATGCTCAAGACTGAGAAAGTGGTGGGTTCTGAGGTATCGATAGGGTCCGGCAGGATCGATCTGGTGACAACCCCAAGAAACCCTATCTCTCACGTTATTAACGCCGCGGGAAAGCCAGCATCAGAACCTTTTGCGGGGGCCTTTGAAGCACATGGTGACTACCTCATCATCACCGACCACAAAACCTCCATTCAAAAGGCCCCCAGGTACATCGAGAGTGATTTCAAGGACATACCCCTTAACTGGCAGCTCTGGGACTATGCCTGGCGCGCACAACAGTATTATGGCCGTCCTGTGCGGTGGATACGCATTCACCAGATCATCCTGAGCCCTAGGACCAAGTGTATCATGTCTGAGCCCAGTCGGATCAAGCCAGAGAACCTGGAGGCGTGGGCGGTAAATGCAGAACGTCATTGGAGTTACATGGCGGCAGATGACCATGTTGGCTTGGCCTTCCTACCACAAAACTGGCACCACTGCCTCAACAAATACGGCCCCTGCCGTGCTTACCAAGCTTGTCACTCATTTCTACGTGATGAGAAACAAATGGAGTCTGTCTATGTACGCAAGGAGAAAAGATAATGGTAAAGGTAAAGGTAATTAAAGTTCCAATTCCGGTAGACCCCGTTCCCCAAAAGTTTACCTATGTTATAGAGCTGGAAGCAACGCAAGCACGTTTTCTGCGCGGGCTATTGCGTCATGATTATGGGGGCTCCCTCACTGCCGCTCAGATTATTGACGGTCTTAATGAGGCCGGACTTGGATAATAGGAGTCTGTCTATGTACGCAAAAATACTAAAGTTCCTAACAAACCTTCTGTTTAAACGGATTTTCAGGGGTTTTTTGACTCCCCGAAAAACGCGACTTCCAGGCCTAACTTTGCGATGTCAAGTTTGTGGCCGGGACTTCATCGCTTACAACAAACGTCAACGGATCTGCTGCGGGAAAGACTGCACCAAGGTTGACCGTGCCCGTCAGTACCGGGCTAGGTTGGTGTTTCGGCGGTCGTCGGAGAACAAGATTGCCGTGACATTAAACCCTTCTGACTTGGAGAGTGAGGAGTAAATGTACGTCGCTTCTATAAGCAAGCTAGAACCTTGCATGTTTTGTGGAATCATCACGGCATGGAAGCGACCCTCACCGACTGTGGAAGACAACCCTGTATGCTTTGACTGCATTCCCAGAATGACAAATGTTTGGGAATTTGCAGGCTTAACTGAACCAAAAGGAGATTGACGATGGCAACAGCAGCCAAGCTTGGAAAGATTGTACCCGAGCCTGAAGATATTATCTTGGCTTTGACCGAGACCGAAGCCGGAGTTTTGAAGAAAGTGTTGGGGCATGTTACGGGTTCCGAGACAGGGCCAAGAAGACTCACGTCCAACATTTATTGGGCTCTCATTAAGGTTGGTGTGGCGTCAGCAAACATCAGAGTTCCTGACTCAATATATTTGGAGGAAAAGTAAATGTTCCAAGAGTTAAACGAAGAAACCTGGGAGTTTGCAATCAGTCGGGACCTTCGGGTTGGTCCCCCTAACACCGGGAAGTCTCAATCCTTGCTAACCAATGAGCGCCCGACCATTGTCATCTCATACCCGGGTGAGAAAGGGATCACCACTTTTCCCAAGAACGAGCCAGGCTTTAAAGTCTTCTTTTGGAAAGAAGATGACATGTCCAAGAACAAGCCCGGTGTTATTATCAAAGAGGTGGAGAATCTAACGCTGGACATTCTTGCGGGCAAGCACGGGGAGTTCCACTCCTTCTGTGGTGATGGACTGCACAAGCTGTACTCCCACTTCTGGCTCAGGGAGTTCAACTTCCTCCTGCAAACCAAGTCAGAACTGCTTGGAAAGCCCAAGCGTGACGGGACGATCACCACCGAGGAAGACTTCAGGCTTCAAGCTTATGGCAACGAGAACTACGGTGCCAGCCGCTCCTTCATGGACTATGTGACGATGGTTTATCAGTCCTCGGCCAAGCACGTAACCTTTACCTGCTGGGAAGGTGTGGAGATGGACGCCCCGGAGCTGCGTTCAAAGTCCCCGACACACATCTTTCCAGACTTCCCAGGCAAGCTGGCCAAGCGTATCATGGGTGAGTTTGCTATCGTGCTGTACGCCTCGTTGACCAACCCGGACCCACAGGGCAAACAGAAGGCTTTCTGGCAGCTTAGACCCGGTGGGAAGATATGGGGCGCTGGAATAAAAATGCCCTCCACAGTGCGCGATAACATCCCCGCCAGTATTGAGCAGGACTGGGCCGAGCTGTGGCTGTACTTGACTAGCCAGAAAAAGCTGGTTAGGAAGAGTGTCGCACCTTTAGTTGCTCGCCCTGTTGTTCCAGCACACCCAGGCATGATAAAGGTGGGGGCAGGACCCAGTGCAACAAAAACGTAGAGAGTTTGACGAAGCAGGTTTACAAGACTGGAAGCAATACATTAACTCACAACCAAAAAGGAGACAGAATATGAGTGAAGAAGCAACAGAAGGAACAGTTGAAGTGGAAGCCGTACCCGCCGGTGACTTTGAAACACCCACCGAGCCCACCGTTGACGATCTCTTCAAGCAGTTTGTCAGTGAGGAAGAGGTCAAGCAGACTGAGAAGGATTCAATCCTCCCTGTTGGGACCTACACTACCATCCCTGAGTTCAAGGTGACCTTGGGTGAGAAGGACGGTCGTAAGAACGCAAGGTTGTTTGGTCGTATTTTCAAGGTGGATGAGCATGATGTAGAGATCAAAGGTGCCATTGGCTACCCTCTCTCTTGGCAACGCAAAAACAAGTTTGAAGAGATCAAGGATGAGTCCACCGGTGTTGTAATCGATAAGAAGGATACCGGCAAGCCTGACTATCTTTCCAAAATGTTCGCACAGGCCGTGAAAGCCTACACCGTGGCGTTCGGGGAAGCCCCGACGGAGCTGGATGATGCCGGTACCGTCAATGTCAACATTGGTAAGGTCATTACGTACCTTCGTGACTATCCCCACAAGGTTCGCGTCATCCAGACGCAAAACAACGAGAACATGGTGGTGTCAATCAGCGCCGTCGTGGAGAAGTAGGGACTATGGATAAACCCCAGATTACATACGTACGCTGCTTCACTTTCACTTGTAACTTCTCTCTACAAGTAAGTGTCTCACCTGTTCCAGTGTACGTTCCTGGGGAGGGGCTGCAACTCCTACCGCCGAGGCTTGCTGCCCCGTTTATCTGTGAGGTGTGTCGGGCAGAACCCACCAAGTTGAAAGCTGCTCGTGAAGAGATGTTCAAGTACATTGGCCCAGAACAAACACAGGAGGGGTTTGATGGATAGACGGCAAATGTTGAAAACCGCTGGTTTGGGTTGTCTCGGTTTCCTATCCGTTGGTGTTGTTTCCGAAACTTTTCAGTCCGGTCTGGCAAGTTTAAGCATTTTACGCGGCTATAATCCTTTGACGCAAGAAGGCAAATTAACCTTGTCTATAACTTGGTCAGATGGTCAAAAGTTTGTTCAAGAGGTGCTAGTCACGGATTTGCCTTCGGGGGCTGATGACAATCCGGCTTGGGCTGCCGGTAAAACTCTTTTGTTGATAGAAGCAATTAGGAAAAGGGGATAAAGGAGAAATTCGATGGTTAAAATAAGACTTTTAGATGATGAAGAAGTGGATAAGTCGGAAGCTTTTCTTGATTTGGTGAAGCACAAGTCTGGCTTTGCCATTGTGTTGGAGGATGGGGACGGCGACACCGTTCCTGCACCTTTCGTGCTTTTTCTCGAACCCAACTCAGAAGGCAAACTCACCTTGAGTTTGGCGGCGTCTCCAAGAGAAGATTTCATTGTGCGGGACGCGACAACAAACGCAATCTTGGTGAACCCGTCACACTAGATGCTACCAAAGCCCAAACAAAACACCAATGGTACGGCAGGACGCGGATGCGAAGGGTGCATTTTTTGGGGTGATGGTAAGGGCTTCGTGCCTGACCTCATTAACAATCAAGCCCCAACATTTGTTGTGGCCCAAAATCCTGGCGAGTCTGAGGAGCGCGGGGAGCGGTTGATCGAGTACAAGTACGGCCAGCCCATCTATGAGCCCTGCGAACCGCAACCAATGGTTGGGAAGACCGGGTTTGCTATGCAGAGAGAATACTTCCCCATTGCCGGACTAACACGAGACAACGTATCCCTCGGTAATGCTCTCAGGTGTCGTATCAACCACAAAGACATGGTTCCCCCGCTCAAAAACGTGGAACTACGCACGGCCCTGGCTCACTGTCACTACGCCCATTTCAAGCTGCCTGAAAAGACTCAGTTGGTTGTAGCTCAGGGTGAACTGGGGCTGTACGCTATGACGCAAGAGGGCCTTGACGAAGGTGTTTCGATTACAAGCTGTCGTGGTTGGGTGTTGCCTTACACACCTCTTTGTAATCCGAGGGTTATGATGAGCGACATCTGGACCCCTACAATGGGGGGAGGTGTAACGACTTTTATGCCCGTTCTGGCCGTCAACCACGTAGCTTACATCTTCCGCTATCCTACAGCCGCTATGTACGCCAAGTCAGATTGGGCCAAGATTCCTCGGATACTGGCCGGTACGTGGCCCCGGAAACCCACGTCGATACTGGACGTACCGCCAGTTGTGTTACCCCGGAGGTTCGCCTTCGATACCGAATTTATACTAGAGAAAGACAGACTCTTGCGGTACAGTATGGCTTATCCAACGTTGCCTACCAATGAGCTGTGTGTTCGTGTGGTGGAGCGTGAGGTGGCAGAGGCCCACATATTCCCAACCGTGCTATTCCCACCCCTTGTTATTGCCCATCACATCATGGCTGACATAGGTTACCTTGAAGACTTATTCAATTTGAAGCCAGGAGATTACCGTTATGACGATTCCATGCACATGCACTCGGTCCTTTGGGCCGGGCTCGATCACGATTTGGACACGTTGGGGAGCCTATACGCTCCAATCAATCGGTGGAAACACCTCGAAGCGAGCAATCCAAGAGTATATTCGGGGGGAGATGCAGAAGGAACTTACTATAGCTGGGCATCGCTTGAGCGAGAACTTAACGCCGATCAAGGTTCGCGTCGAATTTACGATGACATACAAATCAAACTCGTCAAGCATATCAGAAAGGCTAAAAGGATTGGTATCCGCGTTTTGCAGGGGGCGGGATTGGAAATTGCCAAAGACCTCCAAGAAAAAGTTGACGAACTCCAGATCGAAGCAGAAGCCCTTGTCGGCTGGCCGATCAACCTGAAGTCAGACCTGATGACAGCGCAACAGTTGTTTGACTCGGAGCGGTTGCTTGAGTGGGCGTTGCCAAAGAAGAAGGTGAGGAAATGAGTAACGCAGATAAATTTATTGGTAAGATACGTGCTGTGGGTATCGAACCCACCGATTTCTTGCTACTTGAAATAAATCCTGAGCATATTTATCGGTGGGCAAGTCTGAGCGACCTTCGCACAAAGCTAAGTAAGGCGGGTTTTCATAATGTAAGCATCTTGTTTTGTTCGGAGCACATGAAAATTACGTCAGTCAAAAAAGTTAAAGGAAAGAAAAAGAAGTGAACGACGAGTTTTGTCCAGTTTGTGGGACTTCACAAAATGAGGTGCAACGCTTGAAACAGCAAATCAAAGAACTCCAAGGCAACTTCTCCCACTTCCATGTGGACAACGAGATGAACGAACTGTGTGCCTTGTGCGGGCTCGCGGTGATTAACGCGGTGCATTTGAGGAGTAGATGATGAAAGGCAAGCTTCACACTTGTGGTGACTTTTGCTCGATTTGTGAAGAGCCGTTTGAGGAGGAAGAAGTCTGGGTAAAAGAGGAGAATCCCCTGGGGTATGCAACGCTTTATCTTCACGCACGTTGTTATAGAATCCTCACAGAAGAAAGGCAAAAACTAATTCAATGAAAATAACAGCAAAAAGACTGAATAAAATCCTGGAGGCTTATCCCGAAGATATTCTTCTTTGTATAGAAGACAATGAAATAGTTTTGGGTGGGAGATGGGATGAGAAGTACGGCTGTTTTGGTATCTTGGGAACCGTAACGGAAAAGGATGCAAGAGCAGAGGATGTTTGAGGTCAAGATGACACACTTACAACTATGCAAAAAGATCATCGGCTTCGTTCACGGCCAGGACTCACACGGTGATTTACTTGTGCCTTACCAACATGATAATTGCTGTCCGTGGTGTGATCGGCTTACTGAGTTTGTTGAAGGATTGTTTCTTGAATCCAACACTTTCAAAAACCCTTTGGCGAAGGACGCACCTATTAACTCGCCCATCTTGAACCATGAGAGGAAGTGTGACGAAGTGCTCAAACTTAAGCATGTGGGAAGCATTTTTGATTGCCCGGCTTGTAAAATACAATGAAGTTAACACACTCAAATAGATCTACCAGAGCTGACATCCTGCGCGAGCTGGACAAGAAGCTAACGCTCCGGGACCTGGAGTCAGACTACCTGAACCTGCGCTTGCGTTACCAGGAAGCCTCCCAGTGCCTCACACAGTACATGCCCCACTTCGCGGGGTGCGCCAAATGTCAACGGTTCCCTTGGGACCATAACGGAAAGGGAATGAGACATGAATACAAGCAAACGGAAAGGGTATATCCTTCACTTCTCCCTACCCAAAGCAGCGGTCGGTGGTCTGTTGCTCGGCCTCCTCTGGTTACTTGTAGCCATCCCTATATGGACCCTCCTACTAAGCTGCAATCCCTGGTAGTTGGCCCAGACCCAGACCACGCTTGGATAGCCTGGGATTATGACTCGATAGAAGCCAAGATCGTTGCATGTTACGCCGATGATGAAGCAGATCTTTACCACTTTGAAAAGGGCCACGACATACATATGATTACATCATGCAACATGCTGGAAGATCCTTTACCACCTAACCTGTCTAACCCACATACTTCGCCTGAGTGTGCAGAGTGGCGAGCAGCCCGTAACTGGCAAGGTAAGGATGACAAAAGACGGGGCCTTGCGAAGGTACGATATTGTGTATTATACGGAAGAGACCACAAAGCCGCGGAAGATTCAGCCTACGCTGCTCAATGGGTTAAGCAAGGAGGAAATCGAGAAGAGCTGGTCGAAGCTGCAAGGCTCTTTTTGCTCTCTAAGCCAGGCTTGGTCGCTTGCAAGAAAAAGTGGTGGGCTATCGTCGCCGCCAGATGTGAAGCGCGCACTGAGTTCGGTCGTAGGCGCAGACTCTTCGGTGATGCTTGGCAAAGGTCCAAAGAAGGCTGGAACCACATGGTCCAAGGGTGGGTCTCCGACGCGCTCAACATGGCCTTACTGGACGTACTAGAGGATGAGCGTTACCACTTTGTTTACCCTAAGCATGACGCTGCTATCATCGACGTGCCAACCTACTGCTTGGATGAAGCTAACCGTGAGCACACGCTGGGCAAGTTCAAAGACATCGTGGAGCGTACCTGGACGATAAACAAACACGAGTTCAAATCCACATGTGGATGGTCAATTCGCTGGCCTAATGGAGAAAAGGAGAATTTATGAACATCTACCTTGCAGGACGTTTTAGTGCTGGCCCCCGTCTCCGGGAGATTCGTGCGCAGTTGGAAAACTTGGGTCATCAGATCACCTCAACCTGGCTTGACGAACCCAACAGTCTTTCCTTTGAAAAACTTACTGATGGACAACGCCGAGAGTTTGCCGCTCGGGACCTGTTTGACGTGGGTCGGGCGCAAGTACTTGCTTTAGACTTATTGCTTCCGCCTTCCAGGGGTGGTTGTGAGGTCGAGTTTGGCTTTGCGTTATCTCGACCTCGTTACAAAACTACCTACATTGTAGGGGCTCCAAGAAACATCTTTCACTTCTTGGCAGCTAAAACTTTCAATACTTGGGAGGAACTTATATGGCACATAAAAAAGCAGACATTACAGGTTTAATGGTGCAGGCCAAACCAGGCTGGGAAAAACGGGCTAAAGAGTTGGCAAAGCCTGAATACTTCTTTATTAGCATTGGGGTGAAAGCTCAATTACGGGGTAGATTAACCGTAAAGGAGTACAACAGGCTGGTTAAGAAGCTGTTGTTGGTCCGCGAAGCTGCAACCTACATGGCCGCAGGCATGGTCAAAGGCACAGTTAAATACCCAAAAGATGACTTGCCTGTGAGCACTTGGATGGCTCACGTTGTGGGAGAAGGTGCTGACCAATACAATTACGAAATCCTTTTGGCTGATGCCTTTGCAAGGAAGAGGAAGAAATGAAAGACAAGCTTGCACGACGGGACACAGAACTCTTGAGAATTGAGGTGCAGGAAGACTACCGCAGCCAAAGCGAACGGTTGGGGCAACTCCAACGAGATCACCAACGCCTTCTTGAGTATCTTGGTTTGGAACTCAAGCGCAACCCGGTAACAGTAACTTATGTGAAGCGGAGGAAGAAATGAAACATTTTATTGTAACAGAAACCCAAAGCACACACTTTTTGGCTGATAATTGGCAAGACGCTAAAGACAGATGCAAGCACAAAGCTTTGCCAATTCCTCAACCGCGGGAAATCCACCTGATAGAAGTTGAGTCCGGACAACAGGAGGAACTCGATGGGTAAAGTAGCCAAACCTCTCACCATCGTGGTGTTCCCACCGTTGGATGAATGGCCTGAAATAGTGAAACTTGAGAAGCAGGGGCATACAATTATTAAGACTAACACTGTTGAGTTCCAAGAAGGAGTCTCAGCAGCCGAAAGGTTTGCCACTGCTGATATCATTATGGGTCCCTACTGTTGGATGATGACCGAACTCCACCGTAAGCACTTGACCCAGGCGATCAAACAGTCTAGACTCCGAAGGTATGGGACGATTACCAAAAAACGAAAGAAGGGTGATGACAATGGAGAAGTTCAAGTTCAACAACAGATTACTGGTAAGGACGATCCTAGCTCTGATCCTGAGCCTACTGGTTGTTAGTGGTTGTGCTGTTTCAAGCCAGCAATTACTGGGCTCACCAAATTTCGTGAAGGAGAACTTGCCACGCTTGCTATCCCTTGAGAAAGAGGCAAATGACGTTTTGCAGCAGCTTCAAATGCTGGCGTTCGTGGGTCTTAACCTAGAAGACCAAGTGGACGAGATGCAAGGTTACTTTAACACCTACTGGGTGTACTACAATGCGGCGAACGTGTATCTCTCTAGCGGGAACCGTGACCTGTTTGTCCAAGCGATTGCACGGGCCGAACACTCTTTACAAAAGATACGTGACGTTATCGATGCAAGCTTAGACAGCCTTGAAAGCCCTGAACCTGAAACCAAACCTGAAAGGATGTCATTATGAACTTCATTAACGACGGTTTACCTTTTTAAAGGAGACTACATTGAAAAACCCCAAAGTGTTGATATGGGACCTCGAAACAGGAGGTGTGAACGCTTTCAAAGCGGACCTCGGGTTTATACTCAACTTCGGCTACAAGTGGCTTGGTGAGAAAGAAGTCACCGTATTGAAAGTGTCAGATTACAAGGGCTGGTTCGAGAAGACCCGGAACCTGCCCGTAAACGATAAGCCCCTTCTTGAGGCTGCCCTGAAAATCATGTTCCAGGCCGACATGTTAGTTGCCCATTACGGGGACCGCTTCGACCGTAGGTTCTTTCAAGGGCGCTGTGCCATTCAGGGGCTCATGTCTCCCCCTCCCACCATTCAGCGTGATACCTGGCGTATAGCCCGCGGTGCGTTTGCTTTCAGCTCTAACCGGCTGGGCAACCTGGCAAAGACCTTCCAACTGGCTGAGAAAAAGCATGAGAAGACCGCTAACCAGTGGCCGGGTTGGTGGTTCCGGGCGATGGCCGGGGACAAGACTGCCGTTGAGGAAATGGCCCTGTACTGTGCTCAGGACGTGCGGACCACCGAGAAGCTTTACCTGAAGATCCGCGTGTACGACAACATGCAGCACCCGCGGTTGCACCCTAACCGCGCTAACTGCAAGCTGTGTGGCGGCTCGGTACACTATGAAGGGTTCAGGACTACCACCGAACGCAAGTACAAGCGTTATCGCTGTGTGAACTGCGGGCGCTGGGGTCACGAGAGTAAGGCGGAGCCCCGAGACTAAACACTGCGTTTAAACAAGATTTCTTGGGGGTTTTGACTTTTTATGGATGAGAAAACGGTACGGGAAACACTTGGTGATTGGGTTCAACCGGATGGGACTTTATTCTGTCTGGGTCAGTATGTTGCTTGGCCCAGTGTCGGTGATGACAAGCACTACATTGTTTTGGACGCTGAATTTACCGCGGAAGACCTAGAAGCAATAGCCTGGTGGATGAGGAACAAATGATGGCTTCTGGTAAAATGCCTCACCGTCATATTTGCAAAGAGTGTGAAGGATTCATCTGCCACGAATGTGAGTGCCCGGACAGTCGTTTAAGGGCCTTACTGTGTGACACGTGTGCTGATGAAGGAGAGCTGGAGTTTTGACGAGGGATAGCTCAAGAACCAACAGAGCACCGGTCATGTAAGTAAGCTTTACAGGACCGGAGATCCCGGTTGGAGTCCGGGTCCCTGGACCAGTTTAAGTCGTGACCTTAACGAACTGATCTTCATGTTGGAAGTGCCCAAATGTCCGTCTATCTAACTCCACCTCAGTGGGTTCGGATTCAAGCCCTATCCCAGCTTTTTGTAGATCCTTTATGCGGTCCTCTGAGTATTGAAGGGCTGTACCAATCGGCACCACCCGGTGCCATTCCTGAGCCTTTATCCATACATAGTGAACCAGGATGTAGTCGTCCGGAAAGAAGGGTGTATCGCTGGACGCTATCACTGCGGGAAGTGAGTAGTAATGCAAAGTAGCAGAGTACGCCTTCTGCGCCTTTGGTGTGAATTTGATAGTATTCCCACGAACGGCATACATGTCTGGAACTCCCTTTACCGGACTGGTGCTTGTTCCTACCAGTTGGTTAAGGATGACGTTCAAACTCCTACGGACCAACCTTCTTTCATCGTTTGCAAGAACAACACCATTACGATAGTCAATGATAAAATCAGACGGGACAGAGAATGAAGTGTCATTCTCGGCTATCGATATGCTCGCCTCGGTCAAGTTGAGGGAAAACGGGAAACGCTTTGCAAACAGATCCAGGGCCTCCTGAAGCCATGTTATTGATAGAGCATCTGATTCAATCGTCGGACTGGAAGGTCGGTCTTTGGCGTCCAATACTGGGCTATCAGCCAGGTCCAAAGCCCGGTTAATTATTTGGTCTCTGTTCAAACGATTCATTGCCATTGTCTTGTCTCCTTATGCGTCTGTGATATACTGCCCAGTTAAAACTATTCGTCCGTCATCAGTCCACTCTGTATCGAGCAAACCACTAGTACCTGTGGTAGCATCCCAAAGGACCAACACTACTTCAGTAGAACTGGGAGTTATATGCCCGGCCACAACCTGATTTGCTGTGATTGCCAAACCTGCTGCAAATCCAACTGCGATGCCGCCGAAATGGGTAACGCCTGATGTGAGGGGGAGTCCACCAATTGTCATAACTCCGGTGCGTGAAGCTATTGATAACGTCAACAATTCAAGACGGAAAAAGACGACATTGCCTATGCGTGTGTAGGCCCCTGTTTGTGTGGTGTATGTAATCGTACCTGAGCCAGCCGCAAAAATGGCTACAGGCGTGAAAGTGCCTTCGACGTACTCAGCCAAGTCAGTGATATCGTGCGCGTTACTGAGGGTGCTAGTACCGTGAGAATGAACGTGGTCTGACCGAGCCGGAGTTGAAGCTGAACCATCAGCTTCGGCATCAGCAACATCCAAAGGATAACCCGAGCTGGGCGCTGTAAATGCGTGTTGGTGATCCGAACGGGTGTGGGTGCTTTCGGAACCCTCAGCAGCCGAGTCCGCAATATCGATACTTCCAGTGGGGGCCGCAAAGCCTCCACCACCTCCGACTTTGGTGTTGCCGTCAGTGTCAATAATCTTGAACCCGGTGGTATCAGTGTAGCTGAGGGTCTCGTCTTGCAGCAAGGAGACTTTGTAAATCTCACGGTTGGTCGCTCCGTCAGCTAATTGAAGGGTTAGCACAATCGTGGCATCGTCAGTATTCCTAATGTACATGAACTTGACCATGCGCTTTCCACGGGGCTCGGGAGCATTGAGAATGGTGACCTCAGTCGCTCCATTGCTGATAGAGTGCTGCAACGTCGGAAAGAAGTTCGAGGCTTCCCCATCAATGTAGGCCAAGACGATTGGCACCTCATTACTGTTGACAGCTCCGGCCAGCTTGATTTCGAGGGTCTGTGTGGTTGCGTCTATAAGCATGGGGTTATATTACCACGACCTGTTTTCTCTGTCCACAGAACTTGCAGACACGAACACGACGGCCAGTTCAGGTGTACTCGAAGACCCCGGGCTGTTTGCAACGCGAGCACGTCTTGAGTTTCACACTTGTGGGAGCCTTTGGAGGCAGCTCTTTTGGGCGCTCCTCACCAGGCTCAAACCTGTAAGAAACAAAACTGTGGCCTTCTGCAATTAGCTTCATGCTGAGACCACCGTGACTACCGTTGCTCCCACAGCGTCCTCAACTGTTATTGAGCCACCATGCATTTGAATCTCACAAGGTTGACAACCAGCGTCTTTCATCGCTTGAGTTCGGTTATCGCACGGAGCCCCACCGGGTAGTAAAGGATCAGTCTGACAAGGCTCTCCCACATTATCAAAGGGCAAGGTGCCAGAACAGTTACCGCTAGAACATGCACCCACAGCACAATCTCCAGCTATGCAATTCCCAAAATTTGTAACCGAGCATTGAAGGAAACCAGTGTTTATGCAAGTATTTACGGCTACCCCACCACAATCATAGTCTCTTGAATTTTTGAAATTGGTTTGAGGGCTTGTCAAACAATCATCATCTGTTACACAACCACTGGCTACCCTAGAATATGCGACCCCGGCAACTATAGTAGTTTCAAGCACAGTAATGAGGGCATTACGACCGTTGGCTCCCGACTGTACCAGAGTTGGGGTGGTGTTAAACCCGCTTAGAAACCAGCTATAGGGTGGTGTGCCACCACAAACGGTCAGTTTGATTACAGGGCTTGGATTATCACAGTCCAACTCAGTACAAACCACCACAGTTAAATCGGAGCCACCATCGGGAGTGCAAGGGCACGTAGCCGCACCGCCACCACCGGGCGCGCCAGTTGGGTCTGGTCCTATGATTATATCGCCACCACCACCACCACCTCCTGGTGAAGTAGCTCCCCCAAATATGCCCCCCGACCATGTGCTAAATGATCCAGCGGCCTTGAAGTTGGGCAGGTTGAACTTGACCCCGAACCGACTGAAGTTGGTGAACTGTCGTACCAGAGTACCCCGGCTGTCACAATACGCAATGATCTTCGCTATGTTGGTGGTCTTTGAGATGTCAATGAGGCCTGGTGAGTCAAACCCGAGGTCTACCGGGGTGGTCCCACCGTACTCTCCGGTGCTTCGCGCGCGCCAACAGAACCAAAGGAGTTGGAGTTCATCGGGAGTGTAACTTCCATCTATCACGATAGGTGGAAGGGGCTTGCATAGTCGGAAGGCTCCCCAGGCCGCGCAGTTACCGGGAGGACATGCCATGAGGTCGCTCCTGACAAGCTGAACACACAAACAAAGGGTCAGAGTGTCCAACAGTAGGAATTACAACCCAACCTGAACCCTCAAAGTCCTTTGAGTCGAGTGTTTGTGGGCAGTTTGAGCAAGCAAAGGTCATTCAAGCCACCTTTGGGCATTTTTCTGCACGTTTACCCACTGGCCCCCAACAACACCACTGGGAATTACAATAATAATGCCACTTACCTTTGCAATGCTCATCATAACACATCATTTACCCCCACCAGGCGAACAAGCTTGCCCGTGACGGGCTTTTACGGGTGGACCCAGCGGGAAGGTATCCCGCCGCTGAATGGGTATGTCGTAACTCATTGATTTCATTAGATTGTCTCCTGCGCGCTTGCTACAGCGCCCCTAAGTCTCACCGTGTCAGAGCTGTCCCACTCAAATCTGACTGTAGAGAACCGCCCCCGGGCGTCAAAGCCCTTGGGTTCTTTGACTGGAACAGCAGTTAAATCAATGGTTTGGCCTGAGCTAAGGGTTCCAGCCGGGGTATCAAGAACGTTCGAGGTCGCTACCTTGACAATCAGGGTGCCCCTACCAGCCAAGCGCTCCACAAAGGTCTCCACATTGAGTATCCTGGTGGGCTCTGCCCCACTCATGGCTTGTAGACCGTACTGAATGTGGCTGTTAATGGTCGTACCGGCATCGTCTGACCCATCCAGGGTGTAGGACTTCTCTGCTGCGGAGGTTGCCGTGAACAACACCGGGACCTTGCTGTTGTTTCTTAACACCGACATTCCTGCGCTAATGCCGTCCGCGGTAGACCCCGTGAAAGCCGCGTGTTCGGTGATCTTAAACTGAGGCATTGGCAACTTGATGATTAACAAGCCCTTAGCAAGCCCGGAGTCACCCGTGCGAACGTAGTGAAACCAAACCTCTTCCTCCTGGCGGTGGTATTCTCCGCGGATTCTGCCGGGTTTAGTCTGGTCAATCTCCGCTTTAATGGTAGACCAGGCCCCATCAGCAATCCAATCGTGGGAAACACCAGTGAACATGGCCACTCTGCCATGCTCGGTCATGTATAAATCAGCGCCTCTGATCCTGACAATAGCAGCGGCATTAGCAGGACCATCGAAGTCTCCTACCTTCTCGAAACAAAACGCCTGTGCTCCCGTAGCTCCCGTAGCCTGCCCAATCCAGATGGAGTCTCTCTTATAGACAATCGCACCTATTGTACCCAAGGAGGTTATGCCCACTGTGTGCGCCGGTGACTCCGAGAGGAACCGCTGATTGAGTGACGACCAGGTACTATCACCCAACGGATCTCCCCACCGGACTTCGTGAGCACCAACTAAACCGAGCAGGCGATCCGCCGTACCGATCAAGTCTTTGAACGTGGGAGGTGAACCTGAGACAGTACTGATAGACCCGTCACCAGTCTTCCAGGTTTGCAAAGCTACTGAGTCATTACAAATATAAGCGTGAGTAACAGCAGGAGTGCCAAAAACCAGTTGCGCGATCCGAGCAGGTTTATCAGCAGAGCCCCCAAGAGTACCACTACGATCTGTCCAGTTAGTAAAATCATAAGTCCAAACCTTGCCCAGTGAAGCTGCTATGATAAGCGCAACCTCAGCCGTAGTATAATGCAACACCGCACCGGTTACTTGAGAGTCAAACACTTGGGAATCAAGTGCTTGGTAACCCGGCCTGCCTCGCAAAGTACCCGACCTGATGATGACATTATTCGTTTGAAACAGCCCGTCCGTAGCTATCTCAGTGTCATTAATGCCAGCCACCAGGCCGCGAATAGGAAGGCCGAAGGATAAGACCTTCTCTTCTTCCCTGCGTCTTGCACCTCTAGCCATTGGTTAATCCTTTTCGAGAGCGTTTAAGCGCTGCTCTATATGCTTGATTTCGTTGTCCTTTATTGCGTCCACTGCATCCCAAAGCTTCTGATTGCCTTCGCGCCACTTATTGAAAGCGACCCAAGTGAAAGTGTACGACCCAGCTACGGCGGCGATGATGATACCAAGGACCCACCAGAGGGGCAATGTAACGTTGAGTTCAGCCATTAGAATGGGCTCCTTAAAAAGGATCGTTGGTCACCTCGACGGGGATCATCACCTCTGAGAACCCGTGCCCCCGCAATATCAGCAGCAGGTTGAAGCGGTCCCGGAAGTAATGCCGGTTTGGGACGGGGCTCACCAGCAAGTATGCGCCGACTGAGTCCAGTTCTAACGTTTATACCTGAACCAACGGGGACAGCAGCCGACCGACCTGAGAAGATCCGCAAAGGGTTCACTTCTTGTAGCACGTCCCGAGCCCCAAAAGCACCACCACGGCGAGCAGCAAGCCTTAGAGAAGGAAACTCAGAGGTGGGAAGATCATTACCCCGCCGAGCAAAGAAGTCTTGAAGCTTGCCCATGTCCAACGTAGCTCCTGAAGGGTCTCGGCTTGTACGGGCTGAAACAGCACCACTCTTTTGTAACGCTTCGACAATCTGGGTACCACGCCTGAAGTCTGTGACAGCCTTCTCGTATTTGACAAGCAACTTGGGACTCTTTCTTTGCAGGGCACCCTTGAGTGCGTTCTCCACTCTAAGGGCTTTTTGGTGCAGCTTGTGTCCCGCGGAAGGATCTCTACTTGATACTCGTCGCGCCTCTGCCTTCATGTCCTTGACCTTTTGCAAGGCACCACGGGGCGAGAAGTTCTGTACGGAGGTCAACTCTTTTTCTATTTTTGCCAGGTCTTCAAAACCAAAATTCTCGGGTCTGAAGCCTTGAGGAAAGTCTGCTTGAACCTGCAACTTTATGGGATCATCACCGAAAGCCTTGGCAATAGCGTCATCACTAGCTTGAAAATCATCAGACAGTTTCCGCGGCCCACGTTCAAACAGACTGAGTAACTCGTCAGCGTTGTTCTTCTTGAACAAATTACGGAACGCGGGAATCTCCTTTTTAAGTGCGGTTACAATCCTGTTTCCATCTGCGGCTTTTTGCGCTCTTACTTTACTGGCTGGAATGAACTGTGCCTTACCCCCAAATTTGCGGGGTAACGTGCGTCTGAGTGCCGCACGGGTGGGAACACCAAGAAACTCAGGAACCAAGGCCCCCACGCCAGTCTGAAAGCCTTCGCTAACGGGGTCTCCCTCACCCGTGATCTTTGAAGTTACACTTGACAGAACTGCGGGAGCAGCAACACGAAGGGCAAGCGTACCTAAACCGGCAACGGTGCTCAAAGGTTCAGGGAAAGCAATGGCGGCGGCTATGATGCCCAACTCTCCTATGGCTTGAGGTTTGTTCTTCGGGGTAACAAATTCAGCAACAGTACGAGCAACCCCAGGCTTACCTTTAATCCCGCGTGTTCCAAACAAAGGACCAAGTAGCTTTTCCACAGCGGGCACACCAATACGCTCTCTGAAGCTTTTCTTTCGGGCAGCTTTGGGCACCCTTGCAGAAACAATGCTGAAGTCAGTGGGGGCCTTCCCAGTATCCAAGAAGGTGTTGATGGCAGTCTCAATCTCTTCTTGGGAAACGTCTTCCAAGTCGCTTATGATGTCGAACGTCCTGCCAGTGTCTTCATCCCTGAATTTGCGGAGAGTGGCCATTATTGAAACACCTCCGTGAACCGCCTTTTCTTGCGACTCTTAGTACCAAGACCTTCTTTGAACCTTTCCTTCAGGAAGATGTCTCTGACCTCTTTTGATAGAGGGGAGAGGCCAAGGGAAGCCTCAGCTCTGCTCATTACAAAGAAGATGATGTTATCCACCAGAGGCACAGCAGTCTCGATTGAATCAGTAAGTTTAGGGAACATCGCATTGACCAGCTCAAAGTCCTTGTCATTAGGTCGGCCTCTGTTAAGGGCTGAAGACATTCCCAAAGCCAGGGCACCTTTCAGTGAGGTGAAAATTGCCACGTCTTCAGAAGAAGCCAAACCCAACTCAACCATCTTGTTCAAACCCTGCACGTAGTTACCACCAGGGCTTGCTTTCAACAGCTTATCTGACAACCTTCTAATACGCATCAACGGTGCAAGATTACCCCGCAACTCTCTAACACTTTCAATGGTCTTAGGACTGGCAACAATCAGCTTGCCTGACTTCTGAAGCCGTTGTACACTCCCAAGCGTCGCACCTATGGCTGGGTGAGCCAACGTATCTGGGTTTACCATTCTAAGAAGGTCAGTCGTTTTGATCCTAGCCCCAAGTGACGCGGCATTCTTCTCCTTGGCAATCGTGTCACGTAAGGTCTTGGCCTCCAGTTCGTCAAAGGTGTTCAGCTTCTTCCATTGATCTGGAGTGATTTGTGAAAGCTTGTTAACCTTACCCAAGTTTACCCCCGCCCGAGAAAAGTCCTCGAACTGCTTGGCAGTTACTTCTGGGCCTTTCAATGTGGGGCTAACCCGTTCGTTCCTGGCATTGATGATCTGATTTAAAGCGGTAGGTGAAACGAGTTTATCTAACTGAGCTATTTGAAGTTCAGTCAGAGGGGCATTTTGGGATTCACGGAGCGCCAGCTTCTCTACCAAGCCAACAGAAAATGACTTATCGCCCTCACCTGTGGTTGCTGTACCTCGGAAGGCTTCACCAGGACCAGGACCTTGCTCCAACCGTGCGTTGCCCAACGAGAGCGGGGTCGTAGGATCGGCAGCGGTCGCAGGAGTAAAGCGCCCAGTCGAAGGAGTTGTAACAGGATTCAGTATATCTTGAACCTTCCTATCTTCAGGGGACAACGACTGAGGTGATTGTTTGGCCCTTTGATTCTTGACGGACTGAAGAAACTGATTCATCGCGGGCAACGCTGAAACAGGTACGACACCGGCTTGAACTGCGGCGTTACCGATTTCCTCCGCGCTCTGCAAACTTTGGGGGGCAGTACCAGGATTGGCATCATTGGCCAGATCCATGATCTGAGTTGAAACATCGGACAAGACCTGACGCTTCCGCTCATTCAACGGATTTGGTCTGCCTGCTATCGACAATGCTGTGGGTGCGTTAAGTGCCATTGGTCACCACCTTAAAAGAATGGGGATGAAGCAGCAGAAGGATTTAACGGCTTTCGAGTAGGTTTGGTTGGGCCGAAAATGGGGCCAGACGCCACCCGAGAAACTGAACTTGTGGTTGGGATAACGCCAGGAGCAGAACTGAGCCCTGAAGACAACCCACCCGCACTGGAGCTAAAGAACCTGGAGAAATCAGCAGTAGCTTCCCTGCCTGCTTTTATAGCTGCGGCGTTTGAAGGTGCGGCGCGCCCGAAACTTACTCCCCCACCAGCACTTGGGATACCTAGGCTTCTGGGGGCCTGACTGGGTGCGGCTCCCTCACCCCCGCCAGGACGTAATCCGGCGTTAATCCCTGCCTGACTGGTCCTGATTTGGCGGAGTTGGTTAAGCAGATTCAAGGTCCTATCTTGGGTACTGAGCCCAATGTTGGATCGTGCGACCTCTTGATTTGACTGTAACTCGGCTCCCGCAAGGTTAAACTGTGACTCACTTCCAGCAGTGCTAAGGTTGAACTGAGCTAGAACCTGACGCTCCTGTGAGTTGAGGCTTTCAATAGAAATACCAGCTTGAACCTTGTTCAGTACGGAGTCGAGTAAGTCGCGCTGTTGTGACTGTTCCCGGGAGAACCTGGCCTGTTCAAGGGCAACCTGAAACTGTCTGGCAAGGCCCTGTTGACGCCCAGCCTCAGTGACAATAGGCAGAGCCAACTCAGCGCCCGCACGGGTGGTGGCTTCCAAAGCGGCAGGGCCTCTACCAAACCCGGCTTTGATAGCAGCAGCTTGATTGGCCGGGCCTACAATCGTATTGATGAACTCCCGCGCCTTCTCCAAACGCAACGTGGGATCGGCAGCTTCAAACAAGCCTTCCAACCCTGCCAGCTCACCTGCGGAGGTAGCTGTTTCGCGGCCTCTTACACCAGCAATAGCTTCGTCTAGCTCCGAGAGAAAAGGAACCCCACGACTGGTTTTAAAGTCCGGGCGATCCGGTGCGACGAACTTGGGAGCAGGACCAAACTGAGGATCAAAAGGTGACTGTGTGAGAGCGCTTACCTGTGCAGCTATTTCTGTTTCCAGATTTAGTTTTCCACTTGGCTTTCTTGCAGCAGCCCTTCGACCAGCACCCAGCGCCCGAGAAAAATTGATCCTGTTGTCTAAATGAGCCAATCAAACCAACTCCTTTTCCATGACATAGTGCTTGGTGAAGAACCCGTACTTCTTTGCCCACTTAGGGTCAGCCCGACGAGCAAGAAGAGTCAACCGGGGTATGGCGTCTTCTTGTCCAAGCACTTGCAAATTATACAACTTGAGCCACGACTCCGCAAGGGCTATGAACTCACCTATAGTGTCACTCTCGGTGGGCTCGTCCACACGAGGTTGCAAAATATATGCTTTGCTATCTGTGGCGGCAGCAACGGCGTGACCTTTTACCAACCCTTTATCGCTGAGGGCGGCAAGAATCAAGACCCCGGGATCAAGAACCCAAGCACGGGCAATTATCTGGTGAAGGGGAGAAAGGTCCTCCCCGTGTTCTTCTGCGTTGTCAACGATCCTGTTGCCCACCTCAGCCAGTATGAAGCTACCAGCCTTCGTGTAAGGCTTGGGTGAAACGATTTTAACTGAAATCATAATGACCCCTTAATGTTTGACTGCATTCTTACCACCCGCAGCCGCTCGTACTTTTTCGGCTTCTTCATTTTCCCTTTTCCTGCGCTTTTGCCCTTCTTCCACAAGTTTGTCTATGCTGGTTTTGGGGGCTTGACCCATGAGATGTTCTAAAGCAACATGAATTGCTTGCTGTGCTTTGGGTTCCAAACGCTTTGCCAGTTCGTTGCTGGCTAAGATTCGGCAGTTCATTTCAAATTGTCTGTCGTCCATGAGTTTGAAAAAGGGGGCTGTTTCTCGAATCAACGCGTCGTAAAATGTTTCCCCTGACCCTAGCATGATGTCCTCACGGCTTGCATCCAACTCAAGATTGCACTGTTCTCCATCAGCAGTGACTCGAATGATTCCAAATTTGACATTTCCCATTTTATCTCCTTTCCAATTTTATTTCGGCAATCCGAACCGAATAAGTTTTCTCGCCTAAATCAAAACTAAAATCCACTTCTCCTGTAAGTAGATTCGTACCAGCTCCGATACTTTTACCGCCAAGGGTATCAACAAAACGCTCTAACTTATGTCTAAGGCCTAACAATAAGTCCTCCATTTCAGTCTCCTATGTTCTGAGTGCTAAATTCGAGCCGTCCATAGGCAGCTCGAACGTGTCAGGGTCCACTTCTACCAGGGTATGATGACCCGTGGGACCCACTTTTCCTATGATAACTCCACGACCGTTAAAAAGATTCCGCTGCTGTTCTATTTGTTCTGATTCCTCTTTCATAAACTGCTGGCCCAAACTGCGTAACACCTTGATCTTGCCAGGGCCGTAGACTGTTCCATTGACGAAGTGCCGCATACGCAAGGCAACTACAAGGTGAGACTCTTGTGACCGACGCACCTTGAGCATGTTTGCAGCCCGATTAGCACGAGCTTGTTTGGTGCTTTTCTTTTTGCGCTTGCCACCTTTAGTTTTGAGGGGTTTTTTGATTTCCATTGTGGGCATCCTTTATGCAACAGTTAGGGTTATAGACTCACCGGGGGATAATTTACGGACTCTTACATTGTAGTGACCAATCCAGGTTGGCAACTGTGGGTCAGTTAAATCAATTACAAAGTCATGGTCAAGATTTCCGCGAACTTTCAGCAGAATGTGACCTTTGCTTTCGTCATGCAATCCAACACACAAATCACCGATGTTCAAATCATCGATGTTGGTTCCTTGGTAAGATTCTAAACCGGTTTCTAAAGTGTACATTATTTGATTTGCTCCGCAATTTTGGTGTATTCCGCGAGGGGATAGAGTAACTCAGAAATGAAAGTGCCGATGATTACCGATGCAAGAAGCACCAGCAATATCAGTACGGGGATAACGATGAGGCTCATTGCAAGATAACGTGCGTACATTTATCATCTCCCTAGAAATGAAATCTCTTCTGTGAACCAGATTGAGACGGATTCACAGAGAGGTCTCACTTGGTTACGACGGCAGTTGCGCGCTGTAGGTGGACGAAGACTCAAGTCTCACGAAGTAGTCATTATCGATGATAAAAGACTTCCACATGATCTTAGAGCCAATCTTCCGGCCTTGCGCCAGGGGATTGCTGAAGGATGCACCGGCAGGCGTAATGTACGACTGCAAGGACATACCATTCAAC